CTTTGTAAATACCAGCTCTTCAATATCCTCCGGGGCTTCAATCTCTTTCCCGCTTTTTGCATCGATGTACACGTTTTCGATGTAATACTGATCTGTTTTTTCTCCGTCATCAACCTTCCCGAATCGATGCATCTGTAAATAGATGACTTCTTTCCCGTTCAACATCTTCGCTGTTCCAAATGCACACTCCGTGATATCTCCGTTGTCCCAAGACAGTGGATATATCATATCGGCACGAATATAATCAATAATCACCTGACCATCTGCATTTAGATACTCCACGAAAGCTCCTGTACCTAGAGCAAAAGCTTTTTCTATAAGCCGATTCCCTTGTACGCGAAAATTATTGTAGTTTAAAATTTCTGTCAGACGCTTACTGTATTTTCCTGCTTTAATAGCCACCTTCTCATTGAGCAACAAGTTCGCCCAGTCCTCACAGACTGTTTTCGCCATTCCCAGCTTATAGCGTTCCTGATTCGTCATAACGGCTCCATTGTATAGCTTATAGTGATGAAACTTCTCAACGTCGTTCTGATACCACTCCAGCCATTCATCAATATGGTCATATGTTTCATCTGGTACTGCGGGATATTCTCTCTGTACCAGATACTCTTTCACTCTCTTATATGTGCTATCTCTCACGTTTTCCACCTCCTATGCTGCAATATACATGATTTCGTCCTGTATACTCTCAGTGCTGTATTCCGTGCTGTCCAGACTGTCAACATTCATCTCACCATCGTCCAGTCGCACGTCCATGTTCTTTTTCTTCTCGTCATATACTGCCTCTTCAAATGCAGCAATGATATGTGTGCAATGCTTCATAACCTTCCATCTGTGCTGAGCTATCAGGCTGTTGTAGAATGCTATTCGGTCATTAATCGGACCTTTGATTGCATTCTTGATATCGATCACTACATGCTCCTGAATGCAAGCCATCTCTAATCCGGATATCAACGTCTGCTCTGCACTGTCACAATATGCTTCATACACCTTGTACTTCGATTGCGCCCTCCGGACAAAATCAATGAAATCGTCCTGGAGCTGTTTTGGATTGATACGCTTCTTGCAGTAATACTCATCCAATACGACCACCTGCTTGAACCCTTTTGTGAATCCCGTCAGTGTAAAGGAATGAGCCGACTTCGTGCCTCCGAAATCGACTCCAATCACTGCATACGCAATCTGATTATCCTCAAGCCACTTCCGGTCAACGAGATAATCTTTCGTGTGATCCGCAAACTGTTGATAGATAAGCCCGTCCGCTGCAACCCATTTTCCAAGAATAAAACGCTTGTAGAATACACTGCCATGCGGCCATGCTCTGCGGTATCTCTCCAGTACCTTTGGAGATAGGGTAAGGTTATCTGTCATCATGAAGTGCAGATGGTATACTTTCTTCTTTTTTGCCTGGAGAATATACTCTTCCCGGATATAATGGTGTGGTCCTGCCGGATTGCAGTTCATCCAGATCTTAGCACCTTCCACGGAACAACGTCCGATTGCCTGATCTACAAAACTCTTCGGGAATAACGCTGCTTCATCAAGGTAAGCTCCTGCTGCAGTAAGTCCCTGCAGAGCATCTTGTGCTGCTTCTGTATTGGCTCCGTACAAGTAATAGGTATTCGTGCCAATCTCAATCCTTGCATCCGATCCGGAGCGCACGTAATTGTATGGCCAGCCCCATGCTTCAAGAATCTGTAGCATAGGTCGAATTACATTCTTTTTGAGCGCTCCCATTGTCTTTCCAGCCAGAATAAAAGACTGACCTGCGAACATCTCCTGCGACCAAGTGAGGAAGCCAATAATGCAGGCTATAGTCTTTCCTGATCGGATGGCTCCGTCCGCCACCACAAAATCGCATTGCGAGCTGACCAGCGGAGACCTCCACCAGTGCATAAGTTTCTGCTGCTGAGTAGAAAATGGGGAAAACTTAAACTTCGCTGGCTTCTTCTGTACCTTCGGCATCTTCCTCTTCCTCCACTTCATCAGCAAACAGATTATCTAGATCTTCCTGTGTTGGTCTCATAGCTTTTAGGAAATCACGGATATTCTCGTCCTGATTGTCCGTGTCACCAAGCTCTTGATCTCTGGCTCTCTTGGCTCTATCTGTTCGAATCTTCTGTTCTTCTAAATCAGCTTCAGACCTTTCCGTCTGTCCGACGGTCTTCATGATTGCCTGATATGCTTTCACGTCTCCCAGTGACGCCTGCTGAATCATAGCCATTGCTATGACTTCCTCGTAAGTGCTCTCACCACCATCTGACCGCAATATATCTGATAAGCCATCAACTTCTACCTGCATAGTTAATAGCCTGTTCATCGTATCCCTGAGAGCTGCTTTCCTGCGCCTGGTCTCACCACTTCTTTTTCCACCCCTTGAACGCATTTCTCTTTCTTCGCTCTCACTTCGATTGCCTTTCCCATATGGGATTAAGTTTTGTTCATTCGCCACTTCACCACCTTCAATTCTGGTTTATTTTTGCATTAGAAAAGCACCCCGAAGGGTGCCTTATATACATTTTTTCAGCTACTAGCCATTCTCATCATTAAATATAAAATACCTAAACTTATTAGAACATCCACAAAATTCATTACCGTAAGTCCAATAAATATACCAAATATTTTCATTGAAAATTTATCAATAACACTAATAACCACAAGTATTAAAATCGTAATTAATAATTTTATACTTGTCTGCGTATATTGAAATATTACAGTCACATAATGCCCTGTTTTCTTAAATTCACTTGTAATACTGCCACTATCAAATGCAATTAGAATAGATTCTGCTGTGATTATAAAACCTAATACCGTCCCCCATAACCCAATCATCATCTTCGATATATCTAGCATATTATTTGTGTTAATTTCCCAGTTCTTCACTGTATATACTTCACATATAATACACGCGCATACTACTCCTATCACAATAGAGACAATAAACAAACAAAATCTTTTACATAGATGTCGTTGTTTATTTTTCATATTCATCACTTCTCATCTTTAACTGAACACTCATAATAATTTTTGATTGCCTCATACATTGAATCGCTATCTATAGTTTTCTTTTCTGTAATAATAAATTCTTTTTTAGTAACCATTTTGTCTGACAA